TCCAAACCAAGCAAAAAAGATAGTAATGAAATATCTTTGATTCTGCAAAGCACAGAAGAGTGGGTGAATACAAAGAAAAGTAAAAGGTTTGGAGATTATGGAATTCAGAAAATTTGGCAGAGAATTAGGAACAAAAAACAAGAAGAAATTATGGAAACCTTAGACGATGGAATTTTGCCATTCTAAAAATATTATTTGGCGAGAATATGTAAAGTAATTTCAAAATTATGGCAAAAAAAGCGTAACTATCCCTAGTTGGTTAATAGATAGTTACACTTAGTTACGGAAGTTGGTTACATTGGTATTACTGTATTAGAAGGTATTTTTTATATAAATGTAACCAAAAATTTTAAAAGTTTTAAATTTCAAAATTTAAAAATAGTTTTTAAATACAAAAAGTATTTAAAGGGAATTTTGGTTACAAAAAACCCCTAAAAGGACTTCAACCCCTTTAATAGCAACGAAACCAACTGTTGTAACTAACCCTAAAAAATAGGTTTACTATAATTAGTGGGAGGCGACCTATGGAATTAAATGAATTAAAACCTGCAATAGCAAGAAGAAAAAAGGTTAAATACAACGGAAATAAATACTATGTGAATGCAGGAACTATAAGAGTAAAAGATGGCGCTTGGGTTTATGAGGTTGAATTAAAGGATCCAAAAGCCAATTCAATAGTAATTGCAAGTATGGAGAAATGCGAGGTGCTTGAAAATGGAAAAGTTTAATGAACTATGTGAAAGAGTTAGAAAGGCTAAAGAGTACATAGAGCAAAATGGAGTAGGACGATTCAAAGAGGACTTTGAAGAGCTTATTGATGATGTGGACAAGGCTTATAGCTTAATGAATAACAAAGAAAAAGCCTTTGCAGAGGAAATGTTGTTAGAGGCTTTGAGTTAGGAGGAGGCTGTATGAGTTGGGTAAATGAACAGACAAGAAAAATATTAGATGTTCTTGATGAATATTCAGTAGAAAAGACAGCTGAGCTTATTAAAACACCAGTTGAGTATGTGGAAGCAATAAAAACGAGTTTTAGCGAAAAGCCTCAGAGAGCTGAAATATGTCCAACAGGTTTTTATTGTCCAGAGTGCAAGAGAGAAGTAAAGAAAAACAGAAGCCATTGTCCTGCTTGCAAAACAAAATTAACCTGGGAAGGCATTGGCAAAAGAAAATCTAAAGTCTTTGTTTAAGGAGGAATCCATATGAGTGAAAACAATATAAAAGATTTAATTGACTTAGGTTGGGAAGATAAACAAATTAAAGAATTAACTGGGTGTGATGATGAGTATTTAGAAAGGATGAAAAGTGATGTAGAAAAACAGAAAATAAAAAAAAGCAAAAATGCTCGACTGTTTTTGGGAATTGGCTAGAAGAATATAATAAGAAATTATAAGAAATGGTGCGCGGAGGAATTAAAATGATTTTATTAACTATTTTTTTAGAGATTATATTGATTGGTTTGACAATTTTGTTCTTTTATTTAGCTGAGGAAAGTTATGAATTTGATGTGTGGGAGTGATTGAGATGTGTAAATTTTGTGAGAGTTTGAAATTTACTAAACGAATAAACAGACAAAATAATAAAGGTAAAACATTCAAACACAAATATTCAGTTGCTTTAATTACAAGAACATTTGTAAAAGGACGATATGGTTGTAGTGGTAGAACAGTAGATTATAGACGTTTGGGTTGTGGTTATGAGTTGAACTATTGTCCTGAATGCGGAACGAAGGTTAGGAGATGATTAAAATGCCATTTTTCTCAAGTGAATTTTCTATAAAGAAACTATACTACAAGCCCAAAGAAAACTGGTTTAAGGAATTACTATATAAGTTAAGAATACTAAAACCAAAGTTACAAGAAATAGAAGTAAAGGTGATTGATTTGGATGTGCTAGGGAGGAGATTATTAAATGAAATTTTTAATATTTTGTGTAGTTGAGGTTTTAATAGCTGTTCTTATTACAACTATATATACAGTGACAAAATCTTCAGGGCTTTATTTTGAAATGCGTCTTATAAATGTAGTTGTAGCATGTATATTGGGTTATAGGATGGTGATTAAATGACTGATATAGAGAGATTAAAAGAAATAGCACAAGAAAAGAATGCACAAATATGGAATGTAAAAGGAATATAAAGCATGTACCAGAAGGAGTATTAGAGCCAATATGTATGGCAGAGTTTATGGATTGTGAGAAGTGGAGGGGTGAAGATGAAGAATAAATATTGGTATATTGATTTGATTTTTTTATTAGTTATCGTTGTGGTGTGTGGTATTTTTGTCATCGGTTTAGAAACTACATCTAAAAGTGAACCGAGTGTAAATGTTGATTGTCAACATGAGTGGGTTGTTACATCAAGTTATAACTGGCTTATGAAATCATATAGAACATATTCTAAATGCTCAAAATGTGGACAAAAGATATAGGAGGTACAAGATGAATGAAACACTAACGAAATTAATAGAAAAAGTATATGAAAAATATCCTAATGATAATGATATATGGGAATTGCTTCAAGAAGTTGTACGAATATCTCAAGATGTAGAAAAGATAAAAAGAGCATTTGAATTATAAGGAGGTACAACATGAATAATATGAACTTAAAAGATGCAGTAGATATACTTACCGAATGGGTACAAGTAGATAGAGATATAAGAGATAGTATAGAAAGTGATTATGATAATTTTTGCGAAGAAAAATGTATAGCAATAGATACAGTACTAAGAGCAATTAAGATAAAAGATGAATATCTAAAATTTATAAATGATTTGCTAATTGATTATGATGGATGTGTAACAACAGAAACATTAAAAGAGCTAATAGACGAAGAAAGAGAATATATACATAAAGCATTAAATAACGATGATAAATCAGTAATAGCAGTAAATGGCAAAGGTAAGAAATTTAATATATTACATGAGGAGGTAAAAGATGAACAATAATGACTTAGACAATGCTGAAATATGGTTAAGACAAGTTGTAAAAGGTGAATTAGCAGATAAAGAAACTATTAAGGCAATAAAAGTAGTATTAGATAAATTAGAAAGACTAAAACAAAATGTAAAAGATGTTCGTCACGTAGCCTTTGAAGAAGGCTATAGTCAAGGATTTATACAAGGAGTGCAAGGAGTAATCGAGCTAAAGGAGGCAAAAAATGAGAACTGAAGAAGTTATTGAGCTATTAAGATTTTATTCAGAACATATCGGCGATTATTACGAACAAGGAATGAAGTCAGCTATAAATCAAATTGAAGTAGCATTAAATAACTTATACCAAAAAGGCTATCAAGATGGATTTAGACAAGCAAAGTTTGATATTGAAATGGATAAGATAAATGAAGGTGAGGTGTAGTGAATGGATATACAAGAGTGGGTAAATGGCATAACTGAAAAAATGAAAATAGAAAGTGGCAAAGAATATAATCTAGGAAGATTGATTGATGATTTGAAACCATATAAAGACGATTTTTTGGATGTAGAATTTGAAGATGGAACAATTCCTACTGAATTTGATAGTTGGAGAGGTTCTTATTGTGAGCTAATGTTAGGATATACCGACAAAGGTAAGATGCGGAGTTGTGATTTTTATAGAAAGGCATTTAACACTAACGGAAGTATGTTTATAGGATATAAGGGTGGCGAATTTATAATGGATTTAAATACTCCTATACATAAGGATTTTTATGGTGGTGCTTCTGGAGATAAGATAATAGGGATAGAAAAGAGAAATGACAAACTTATTATTCTTACTAGAGAAGATGAGTGGTAGGAGGTGTAACGAATGAGTGCTGATGAAATGTTTGAGGCATTGGGGTATGAGAAACACGACAAAAAACGTAATCATTCGTATTTTTTAAAATACTATAAAGACAACGATAATGTAATTTATTTTTATGACGAAGGACAAAGTTTTTGTAAAAGTGGAGGATTTGACAGTATGTGTGATGATATAACAATGAAAGAATTACAAGCCATAAATAAGAAATGCGAAGAATTGGGGTGGATTAAATGAAAACATACTTAAATCATTCAGAAAGACAAATAGCCTCTTATTTTGCAATAACATATGGATTAATAGATGCAACACTAGAAGAACAAGCTAAAAACATAAGTAAGGAAGAAAAAACAGCATTAAAATACGCACATACATATTTAGAAAAATACATACAAGCATTAATTAAAAGAGTAGGAATAAATGAAGGAGATAGAATATATAAGATTGCTAGAGATAGCAAAGTAGAATTAAAGCCTAAGAGTTATGATGAAGGGCAGTTAATAGTCGATAAAGATGCTATGGAAGAAGTAGCTCGCATGGCAGTAGAAACACATTGCTTTGGTTGTAATAGAGTAGATTGGCGTAACTGTGAATTGTGTAAGTTTATGGATAGGCTAGGAATAGAAAGCCTAAACGATACAAAAGGACAATGTGAGTTTAGATATGATGAAAGGTAGGAATAAATATGCTTAGTCCTATAATAATACAGAATTTGATGAGAAATAACTATAATGATGAAATGGAGGAAGAAGAAATGAGCAAATTAAGTTGGGTTAGAACTATTAGTTCTTCATCAATTGAAAGCCTTATAGAACTGGTAAATAAAAAAGTAAATGACTGTAATATATATTCAGATATATCTTTTATGTATGATGATAAAACGGGGAAATATGTGGCTTTTTTAATAGGCAAAAACAGAAGTTAGGAGGGATATTATGAAAGTGATTAAACATGGGAAGGCACACATATCAAAATTCAAAAAATATAAATTTAAGTGCAAATGGTGTGAGTGTGAGTTTGTATGTAGAGGCTATTCAATTAATTTATACCTAAAGACTTTTAGTAATGAACCTTGTTTTGAAGCTTATTGTCCTGAATGTCGTATGAGGACACAAAGCAACGAATTAAAGGAGGAATAAATAATGGAAAAAATCGAAAAAGTTTGTGCCTATACAATATTAATTTTTGTTGTGGCGTTGATATCGAGCTTGATATTAGCAGGGACAGTAGGAATATGGAAGATAATCATAGGTATGTTTTAACGAATGAGGAGGGATATAATGACACAAAAGGAACTCAAACAATTATATTACCTTAATAAAGAAATAGAAATGTGGAGGAAAGCATTAAGTAATTTAGAGAATATGTCATTTATAAAAGCACAGCAAATTACAGGAATGCCGACCGCACACAATAATGGAGATAGTACAGGAAATGTAGCAACGAAAAAAGCAGATATAGAGAATAAAATAAAGGAATTACAGCAAAGAGCTTGTGATGAATCAATAAAGATAATAAATTACATAGAAAGTATAGATGATAGTTTAGTAAGACAGGTAATGTATCACAGACATGTATTATGTTTCAAATGGGGACAAGTAGCAAAGGCTATTGGCGGAAATAATACAGGAGATGGACTACGAATGATGTATAAAAGATACATAGAAGATCATAATTTATAAAAGTTGTTCGTTTTGTTCGCTTAATATGTGATAAAATGATATTGTAGGAAAGTGATTAGAACATTACCCTGTCAATCTGAAGCTTTATGTTTAGTACATAAAAGGCAAGTAGGAAAGATGGGGTGTGTGATGGTATTAATTAGGTGTTGAATTTCTGTGTCCTCCTAGTTTAATGCCATAGAATTGCGATAGTATCCTTTGGGAGCTATCTAAGAGAGTTGGATGAGTCTGGCTCTCTTTTATTATACGGAAGATTGGCAGAGTAGCGAATGCAGACGGTTGCTAACCGTTAGAACGAAAGTTCCAAAGGTGCAAGTCCTTTATCTTCCGCCAGAGGCTCACTTGTATTTGGGTGAGTATGTAGGGTGACTAGTCGCTAAAGTACACGGTGACAAAAGCCCTTTTTATATTGCGGGATAGAGCAAAGGAAGCTCGTCAGTCTCATAAGCTGAAGGCTGTGGGTTCGATTCCCACTCCTGCATCCATATAGAAGGTGATGTAATGAGAGGTAGTCTTATAGCAAAGGAAATAATGGATGATTTGAAAAGAGAAAAGGCTATGAAGAGAATGCTAGAAAAAAGAAAGAAAATGAAAGAGGGAATAAAGGATGAGCATCTCTCGGAGAATAAAGCAATTGTTATATGCGATAAATCAGAAGAATGATGTAAAGTATACAGTTATATACACATTAAAAATAGATGGCAAAAATGAAAGATATACCAGGGAGATTGATGTTATGAATAGACTGATGGAGATTTATAAAACAGGGTGATGAAGTATGGCGAAGCGATTAACAGATGAGCAAAAAAAATCAATAATAGCACATTATGTAGAATGTCAAAGTTATAGAGAGACCGCAAGAGCATTTGATGTTTCGAATAATACAGTGAAAAGAGTAGTAGAAAATAATGAAGAAATGTCACAAAAATGCACAGAAAAAAAAGAAGAAAACACCCGAAATGTTCTTCAAGAAATGTCTAAACGAAGTGAGCAAAAGATAAAAATACTAGATAAGATTTTAGAAAGAATAGATGAAAAATGTAGCGGACAAGATCCATTTACTAATGTTAAAGACTTAGCAACAGCATATGGAATCTTGATAGATAAAGATATCAAAATAGCAGAAGCACAAGCGAATCAAGGAGAAGAAATCAATGAAAAGATATTAATACCTGCAGAACATATAGCAAAATCTTTTGTTGATTTGAACAGAAAGTTAGATGGAAGTAGAAGTTATGATGTAATGCTACCAGGAGGAAGAGGAAGCTCGAAGTCATCTTATTGGGGCGAAAAGGTACCAGAATTATTAGAAAACAATCCGAATTGGTGTGCAATAGTTATTAGAAAGGTAGCAAATACATTAAATCAGTCTGTTAAGCCACAAATAGAATGGGGAATAGATAAATTAAGTGAAGTCAATTCAAAAATAAAAAGCGATTGGAATATACCTAAAAGTGGTCTGGATATTACAAAAAAATCGACTAACCAAAAGATATATTTAAGAGGAGCAGATGATCCAGGAAAAATAAAATCAATAAAACCTCCTCCAGGTAAATACATAGCCATAGTTGTTTACGAAGAATTTGACCAAATGAACGGAATGGAGGACGTTCGTAAAATAAATCAATCCGTTAAGCGTGGTGGAGATATATTTATAGAATTAGATGTATTTAATACACCAAAGAGCAAACAACATTTTGCAAATAAAGAATTATTAATACCTAAGAAAGACAGAATAATACTTCATACCACATATTTAGATGTGCCAGACGAATGGTTGGGACAGAAATTTATTGATGATGCAGAAGAATTAAAAAGAATTAATCCAAAGGCATATGACCATGAATATATGGGCGTTGCTGTTGGTGAAGGTGGAGCAGTATTTGATAATTTAGAGATAAGAGAAATAAGCGATGAAGAAATAGAAGGTTTTGATAGAATTTATAATGGAGTTGACTGGGGTTGGTTCCCTGATCCGTGGGCATTCAATAGAATGTATTTTGATATGGCAAGGAGAACTTTATATATTTTTGATGAAGATGAAGCAAACAAGAAAAGCAATAGGCAAACCGCAGATATATTAATGGAAAAGCACGGAATAACAAGCGCAGATTTGATAATTTGTGATAGTGCTGAAAAGAAATCCACCTCAGATTATAATGGTTTTGGTTTGTTCGCAAGAAATGCCGAGAAAGGTCCTGGTAGTGTGGAATATAGTATGAAATGGTTGGCGGGTTTATGCAAAATAGTAATAGATCCAGTAAGATGCCCTAAAACAACAACAGAATTTAATGATTATGAATACGAAAAAGATAAAGAAGGAAATGTTATTACAGGCTATCCAGATAAGGATAATCATCATATAGATGCTGTTAGATATGCCATGGAGCCAGTTTGGAGAAAGAGGGGGCAGTAATGTTTGAGAAAATTAAGAAATTCATAAAGGAAGTGATAAATAGAATGTTATCGAATGATAAAGTTAGTAAAGCGATAGGAATTAGAGCTTGTATTTCTTCAGATATGACTAAAAAGATTGAAGAATGGAGAGATATGTATAAGGGTAAAGCTCATTGGGTAGATAATGATGCGGTTTATTCATTAAGATTAGAGCAAGGAATATGTAAAGAGTTTGCTAATGTAACCTTAAATGAAATGACCGCTAAAGTAAGCAATGACAAATTAAATAATATATTCGAGAGTGCTATCGAAAAGTTAAATGAGAACTTACAGTCAGGATTGGCAGTGGGTTCTTTTATTATTAAGCCTTTGGGCGAAAACAAAGTTGAGTATATTACAGCAGATAAATTTGTTCCAGTTGAATTTGATTCACAAGGCAGATTAACTAAGGTTGTGTTTATAGCTACTAAAAAGATAGATGATAATAATGTTTATCACAGACTAGAATTTCACTCAGTAGATGCTCGAGGACTTACAATTATCAACAAAGCTTTCCACAGCAATAGTGAAACTGAACTGGGCAAAGAAGTTTCTTTGGAAAGTATTGAAGAATGGAGTAACCTGCATGAACAAGTAATTTATGCAGGTATGCTTAAACCTGATTTTGGCTATTACAGAAATCCTATTAAGAACGAAATAGATAATTCTTTCTGCGGAGTTTCTATTTTTGATAGTGCTATTAATTTGATAAAGAAAGCAGATACACAATTTGGTAGACTTGATTGGGAATATGAATCAGGAGAAAGAGCAGTACATGTAGATGTAACCGCATTACAGGCATCACCTATATTAGGAACAGACGGTAAAACAAAATATGTAATGCCTAAATTAAATAAACGCTTATATAGAGGAATGAATCTCGAGGGCAAGAACGGTGATTTATTAGAGGATTATTCACCAGAATTAAGAGATGCAAACTTTATTAATGGTTTAGAAGAATACAAGCGAGAAATAGAATTTAATGTAGGCTTAAGTTATGGAGATTTAAGCAATCCACAGTCGGTTGAAAAGACAGCCACAGAAGTTAAAGCAAGTAAAAAGAGAAAATACAATACAGTAAGCGCAATACAAAAGAATCTAAAAGAATGTTTAGAAGATCTAGTCTATGCACTAGCCTTCTATAATGCACTTACAACAACAGGATATGAATTCATATGTAATTTCAAAGATAGCATCTTAGTAGACGAAGAAACAGAAAGACAGCAAGATAGACAAGATGTGTCAATGGGAGTAATGTCCCACTTAGAATATAGAATGAAATGGTACGGGGAAGATGAAGAGACTGCGAAAAAAATGCTACCGCAACAAGCAGAAGTAATTGAATAGAGGTGATTAGATGTCACCACAGGAGTTAGAGAAAGTGCCTATTCGGTTTGAAAAGTTAATGAGCCAATTAGAAGAAAGAGTAATGTCTGATATAGTAAGACGAATAAAAATAAATGCAGAAATTACATCTTCAGCAGATTGGCAAATTAATAGATTAGTTGAGTTAGGTAAAAGCAAAGAGGAGATAAGAAAGTATCTTAAAGAAGCTTTGGATTTGTCTAATAAAGAGATAGATCAATTGTATGATGAAGTTCTTGAAAAAGAATATGTCAGAAACAAAGATGTATATAAATTGAAGGGCAAAGACTTTATTCCATTCGCACAGAATGACGAATTAAGGCAACTTATAGGAGCTACCCTTATACAGACTAAGGACCAGTTAAAAAACATCACACAAAGCACAGGATTTATTAAAATAGAGGGTGGTAAAAAGGTAAATATTCCACTTACTCAGTTTTATCAAGATACTTTAGACAATGCGATAATGGATATTGCTACTGGTACATTTGATTATAATACAGTATTAAAACGAGTAGTAAATGAAATGACTAATTCAGGACTTAGAACTATTGATTATGCAAGTGGCAGAGCTTATAGAGTTGAGTCAGCTGTAAGAACAGCAGTAATGACAGGAATAAGTCAAATAACAGGACATATATCTGAGCAGAATGCAAAAGACTTAGGAACAGAATATTTTGAAGTAACAGCACATGGAACAGCAAGACCGTCGCACCAACTATGGCAAGGTCGAGTATACGATATGAAAGGCTTGATTGAAATATGCGGTTATAAAACTGTTACAGGATTAAAAGGGGCTAATTGCCGACATGATTTTTATCCGTTTTTTCCTGAAATAGACGAAAGAACATACACAGACGAGGAATTAGAAGAATGGGCAAAAAGAGAGAATACACCTAAAGCATATAGAGATAAGGAATACACATCATACGAAGCAAGCCAAAAGCAACGAAAAATGGAATTGCTTATGAGAAAGCAAAGACAAGATATTAAGCTATTAAAAGAGGGTGGAGCAAATGAAAACGATGTAATATCCGCACAAGCAAGATATAGAGCTACAATGAGTGAATATGTAGAATTTAGTAAGACGATGGATTTACCACAGCAGATGGCCAGAGTATATGGAGATGGATTAAAGAACATAGACAATGGTGGTAAGTTGAAAAACAATATCAAAAATGATATAATACTTACCAAAGATGAAGAATATGCATTAAAGTCTTATATATCTTCTGAAAGTTATAAAATAAATGAAAAGTTAAGAGATAATGTTGAGCTAAGTGAAACAGATAAAATACTAGTGAAGAATTTAGATAGCAGTTTAGATAAGATGCCTAATTTTAATGGTTTACTTAGTAGGTCATTGAAATTAGATGATGAACAATTGGAAGAGTTTTTGAAAACTCATAAAGTAAATTCGGAAGTAACATATAAAGCTTATACATCTATGACAAGTGCTAAAAGGTACAATTCATACAGCAATATTGAAGAGTATGTATATTCTACAAAAGCCAAGGATATTTCAGAATATAATTCGGAAGAACAAGAGAAATTATACAAAAGAAATTCTAGGTTCAAGATCAAGGAAATAGAGAAAATAGGTAATACATATCATATTTTATTGGAGGAATTATAATGAGCGAAAAAGAAAAGCCATTCAGTGCACCAAGATGGAATTTCGATCCGAAAGCAAAAGTAATAGGATATACAGAACAAACAGAGGAAGAAAGAAAAAAATCCAAAGAAACATTAGATAAAATATTAAAAGACAGAGGTATAAAGAAATAAGAGCATTGTGCAAAAGCATAGTGCTTTTTTATTGTCCTAGACACGACGTTAAAAGGTCTATTTTTTATGCTTAAATTTGACTACTGCGGTCGTAACAAGGCAGAGCACAAGAGGCG